GATAACATCGCTGTAACTCCTGCTGTGTTCTATCTGAGCAATCCTACTGGCAACGATGGTCTTGATACCTTCGGTGCTCTGGTTCAGACGACCTTTAAGTTCTGATCTAATCAGTAAAATTTGATACACTGGGGTGCTTGACACCCCTTTCTTTTTCCTATATAATTGTGTAACAATTCGTAATAAAACGAAAATGACTGTAACTACTAATGATCGTGGCCAACAAAACATGTGGGCCAAAGAACCTAACATGTACTACGAAAACTATGGGATGTACTCACCTGCAGAAGTAAAGGAGACATACAATGGACGCTGGGCAATGGTCGGTATTATTGCTGGGGCTATTTCTTATGCTTTCACAGGTAAACTTTTCTTCGGTGTCTTCTGATGATTGAAGTACTCTGGACCATTACTACAGTTGCATTTTTTGTAACTCTAGGATATTCTGTAGAACAACTTGCTGAAACTTACTGAGAGGAAACTAAAATGAAAAACTTTGGATTTACTGAATTTGCAGAAAAACTTAACGGTCGCCTTGCAATGATTGGTTTTGTTGCTGGCGTTGGTGCTTATCTTACGACTGGTCAAGTTATCCCTGGTGTATGGTGACAGAACATAAACATCATGACATGTTAGGTCAACTTTCTATTGCCCTACAAACACTGGTAGAATCTGGTACATGGGATAATGGAGATCAACTCTCCGTTGAGATTGGTGGAGTTGCGGTAACAGGAACTGCAACTCATCCAGATGCAAATCCAAAATGGGCTAAACCATTTGGAACTGTATCTTATCAAAATGATGCATTCATCGTTATTAAAAATAAATCAAAGAATCCTGCGATTCCTTCTCAACCAAATCCTGAACTTAAACAACAACATTCTATTAATTAATATTATGCCTCAACTAGCTCCTGAAGAAAAATCTGTAGTCCCTTCAGTGGACTTTATGTTCCGTGAAAATGGAGAGTTTGTAACTCGTTCTAGTGAAGAACTCTTCAACGGAAAAAAAGTAGTTTTGTTTGCACTCCCTGGTGCTTTCACTCCCACTTGTAGTGCTTATCAACTTCCTGGATTTGAAGAGAAGTATCCAGAATTTAAGGAAGCTGGTATTGATGAAATATATTGTCTTTCTGTAAATGATGCCTTTGTGATGAACGCATGGGCAAAAGATCAAATGATCACTAATGTTAAACTGATTCCTGATGGAAACGGTGAATTCACTAGTGCTATGGGTATGCTTGTGAAGAAGTTTAATCTTGGATTTGCATCTCGTTCGTGGCGTTATGCTTCTGTCATTAATGACGGTGTGATAGAACAGATCTTTATGGAAGATGGTATTGGTGATAATGCCTCCGAAGATCCTTATGAGTGGTCCACTCCAGAAAAAATTCTAGAATATGTAAAGACTTCCACCACTACAGTGGCGGTCTGATTTTCTCCCCCGAAAGGGGGATTTTTTTATGACTAATTAAATAAATACCTAAAAAAGGTATAAGGATGGCCATCCAAAAGATAGTTAAGAAGAAAACTGCAATATCCAATCCAAATACTTATGTTGGTACTTATGGTGATATATTCTTAAACTATGATATTCCTGATCTAAGGTTTGCGGATGGTTCTACTCCTGGGGGTATTTCTCTTTCATTTGGATCTGGTGTTGTAACTTATTCTGCAATTGCTGGTGTTGCCACAGTTTCTCAAGGACTTACTGGATCTCCCAATTTAAATGTTGGTATAGTTACTGGAACATTATTTTATGGAAATGGATCTAATCTAGCTGGGGTGATAACTTCTTTAGTTGGTTACGCCACACAGGGATATGTGAATAATGCAATATCTGGGTTTGTAACTTCTGGTGGAACAATTAATTATTCAAATTATGCGAATGTTTCTGGTATCTCTACAGTATCACAAGGACTGACCGGAACTCCAGATATTTCTGTAGGTAGAGTAGGAATTTCTTCATATCTAACAGTAACTGGAGTATCTACTTTCCTTAATAATGTTCATATTGAAGGTAGTAGATCTTTAATCATTGGTGATAATGATGAACTTCAATTATTTCATAGTGGCGTAGATAGTTACATTGATAATGATAGTGCTGGAAACTTAATTATTAGAGATGGAGGTACGGGAATTCAACTTAGAAGATCTGGAGGCGGGCCAACTGCTGGGTTGATGGCTGCATTTAATAATGATGCAGGAGTTGAGTTATATTATAATAGTATACTTAAACTCCAAACATTCCAAAATGGAGTTGCAATTAATGATTCTGTAGCAATTGGAACCGCTGCTGGTAATCCCCCATATAGACTCACAGTAAGTGGTATTGGTGCAACAATCACTCAAGGTCTTGTAAACGCTATCGCAGATTTAACATCAAGTGTTGATGGATATGGACAAGTCAACATTAGAAACTCTCGTTCTTCTCCTAATGCCTCTGGTGATCTAGTTATTACTGCTGATATTGGAACAGATGTTTCAAATTATATTGATCTTGGTATCAATAATACAGGATTTAGTACATCATCTTGGACAATTAACGGTCCATTAGACGCATACTTATATACATCTAGTGGAAATTTATCTATTGGTGCGGGTTCTACAAATAAGTATCTTTCGTTATTTGCTGGTGGAACTCTCGCATCAAATGAACAAGTACGAGTTACTACTACTGGTGTTGGAATTGGCACTACAAATGCAACATCAAGACTTACAGTTAGTGGAAATTCTTTAATTACTGGTATTTCGACAATAGGCCTTGGAAATACATCAACACCACCAAGTAATTCTCAAATGAGTTTTGAATTGGTATCTAATACTCAACTAAGAATTAAAGTTCGTGGAACTGATGGAATCTTAAGATCAGCAGATATAACTCTTACATAAGGCCTTGCCTCAGACGGAAAACCGTAGTATGATAAATAGGTAAACAAATGTTACGGATCTCTAATAAATCTTAACATTGTCAAACACCCGTTAACCGAGACCTATGGGTGTATAAATTACGTCTCTCATACCCAGTCTGAGGGTGACTGGGGAATAGTATCACCACCATTTCCCTGATGGTCTTACTACTCTTTTAAACAAATGACTGCTTCAATCGCTTCACGTCAACAACAATCGAATATTTGGGAACAATTTTGCAACTGGGTTACTTCAACCGATAACCGTCTTTATGTTGGTTGGTTCGGTGTCCTGATGATCCCAACGCTGCTTGCTGCTGCTACTTGTTTCATCATCGCATTCATCGGTGCTCCCCCTGTGGACATTGATGGTATCCGTGAACCCGTTGCTGGTTCACTCATGTACGGAAACAACATCATCTCTGGTGCTGTTATTCCTTCGTCCAATGCTATTGGACTTCACTTCTATCCCATCTGGGAAGCTGCTTCTCTGGATGAATGGCTCTACAACGGTGGTCCATTCCAACTGGTTGTTTTCCACTTCCTGATTGGTATCTACTGCTACATGGGTCGTGAGTGGGAACTCTCTTACCGTCTAGGTATGCGTCCTTGGATTATGGTTGCTTATAGCGCACCTGTTGCTGCTGCGAGTGCAGTGTTCCTGGTCTATCCCTTCGGTCAAGGATCCTTCTCTGATGCAATGCCTCTGGGGATTTCGGGAACTTTCAACTACATGCTTGTGTTCCAGGCAGAGCACAACATCCTGATGCACCCCTTCCACATGCTTGGAGTTGCTGGTGTCTTCGGTGGTTCTCTGTTTAGTGCTATGCACGGTTCTCTGGTTACTTCCTCGCTGGTTCGTGAAACCACTGAGAATGAGTCGCAGAACTACGGTTACAAGTTCGGTCAAGAAGAAGAGACTTATAACATCGTTGCTGCTCACGGTTATTTTGGTCGCCTTATCTTCCAATATGCTTCCTTCAATAACTCACGTTCACTACACTTCTTCCTCGCTGCATGGCCTGTAGTTGGTATCTGGTTCACTGCTCTTGGTGTTTCTACGATGGCATTCAACCTCAACGGTTTCAACTTCAACCAGTCAATCGTTGATAGTCAGAACCGTGTAGTTAATACCTGGGCTGATGTTCTTAACCGTGCAGGTCTCGGTTTAGAAGTGATGCATGAGAGAAATGCTCACAACTTTCCTCTTGATCTTGCTGCTGCTGAAGCAACTCCAGTTGCTCTCACTGCACCTACCATTGGTTGATAAATAAATCATTGTCGTGCAAAGGATCCTTCGGGATCCTTTTTTTATAAATAATAATGCACGACAATGCACGAATACTATGGCAAAAACAACTCAAACGACAGGCACTAAAACCTGCACTAAATGTGGTATCACAAAAGACATCACAGAATTTTATAAGAGGGGTGGTAAAATTTCCCCCAACACCAGACACAATCACTGCAAGGAATGCACCAAGAGTAGAGTGCAAACGAGACACAAAGAGAATCCACTTCTACAGAGAAATAATGATCTGAAAAGATTATATGGTATTACCCAACAGGATTATGATAGAATGATTACCGAGCAGAATCATCAGTGTGCTATTTGCAAAACTACAGATCCAAAAGGCAGACATAAAAGTAATTATTTTGTTGTAGACCACTGCCATTCTACAAATAAGGTTCGTGGAGTTCTCTGCAACAACTGCAACACTGCACTGGGACTTGTAGGGGACAACATCAACATTCTTCAAAAAATGATTGAATACCTAAATATCTAAAAAGTATTCTTAAAATGGACACACAAGATATTCGTAGTCTTCAAGAAGCATATTTAGAAGTTGTTATGAGTGAAGGCAAAGTTCCTTGGAATGACCCTAAGAACCCTCTAGAGAGTGGACACACTCCAGCAGAAAAGAATAGGGCAAAAAGAGAAAGAACTGGTGTAGAAGACCTTAAGAAGTCTCCGTCAGATAAAGATTATGCTAGATATGGTGCTATGAAGTCGGTTGATGATGAGCAGTCTAGTGCCTCCAATAAAAATAAATCCGCTCATAAGTTTCGTGATTATCCAATCAAAACTAGTAAAGGAAAAACACAAACAACAGGTCAACTCAGAAGGTCTAGAGGAACTCCTAAACCAGGAGCATCTGATGAAAAATCAAATCTTTATCAATCTCCTATTAAAAAAGATGATAAGAGAACTAGGGGTGGAAGAACAGACCAGTGGAAAGGTTCAAATCCAAGAAATGAAGAAGTAGACATCTACGACATCATCCTTTCGCACTTACTTGATGAAGGTTATGCTGAAACCACAGAAGCAGCAGAAGCAATTATGGTGAATATGAGTGAAGAGTGGAGAGATAGTATTGTTGGATGATAAAAACTGAATAACTAATATAACTAAGAGGGTATAACAACCCTCTTTTTTTATGTCTCATAATACTCAAAACGAACCTATGCCTAACTGGATAATCTGGGCAGGCATAGGACTTATGATATTCACAATACTTTGCTTTGTCTTACTGACTGTTGGGATGATTTATGAATGAGTAGAAACACTCATTGACCTCTTTGTTAAGGAGTGTTAAGATAAATATGAGAAATAACATAGGAGGTTATGACTTCTTCAACACTTTCACGACCAATTTCACAAAGAGGATGGTTTGATGTACTCGATGACTGGCTTAAGAGAGATCGTTTCGTTTTTGTTGGCTGGTCTGGACTTCTTCTTTTTCCCACTGCTTACCTTGCTCTTGGTGGTTGGCTTACTGGGACGACTTTCGTTACGAGTTGGTATACTCACGGGTTGGCAAGTTCCTATCTTGAGGGTGCAAACTTTCTTACTGCAGCAGTTAGTACTCCAGCAGATGCTATGGGTCATTCTCTTCTTCTGCTCTGGGGTCCTGAGGCTCAAGGGGATATCGTCAGGTGGTTCCAACTTGGGGGACTCTGGACTTTTGTGGCACTCCACGGCGCCTTTAGTCTGATTGGATTCATGCTTCGTCAGTTTGAGATTGCTCGTCTGGTAGGTATCCGTCCTTATAATGCAATCGCATTCTCTGGTCCTATTGCAGTATTTGTTTCTGTATTCTTAATGTATCCTCTGGGGCAATCCAGTTGGTTCTTTGCACCTTCATTTGGTGTCGCTGCTATCTTCCGCTTCCTGCTGTTCCTACAAGGTTTCCATAACTGGACTCTCAACCCCTTCCATATGATGGGAGTTGCTGGTATACTGGGAGGAGCATTGCTCTGTGCTATTCACGGAGCAACTGTAGAAAACACACTATTTGAAGACAGTGAACAAGCAAATACATTCAAAGCGTTTGAACCAACTCAAGAGGAAGAAACCTATTCAATGGTTACTGCTAACAGATTCTGGTCGCAAATTTTTGGTATTGCTTTCAGTAATAAGCGTTGGCTTCATTTCTTCATGCTTTTCGTTCCCGTTATGGGTCTCTGGACTTCTTCTATCGGTATTATTGGTCTTGCTCTTAACCTTAGAGCTTACGACTTTGTAAGTCAGGAGATTAGAACAGCAGAAGACCCTGAGTTTGAAACATTTTACACAAAAAATATACTTTTGAATGAAGGACTCCGTGCCTGGATGGCTCCAGTAGACCAGCCACACGAGCAATTTGTATTTCCTGAAGAAGTGTTGCCTAGGGGTAATGCTCTGTGATATACTGGGAGGGGCAACCCTCCTTTTTTAATGATTGGTTCAGACACTCCTTACAAACTCACTGAAATTATCCAAGACACTTGGCCACAACTTTATAGACCAATGAAGAAAATGCAAGTCACTGAACATAATATTACTGATTGGAACCTCAACGAAGAGGAAATCGATGCACTCATCTCTCTTTCCAAGGAGAAGATGAAGTCATGTGATGATGATAAGATGTGTGAACTATTTTATGGACTTCTTACTGGTAAATTGATCATTATGAAAAATGATAGAAATTGAATCTTTCAAACAAACATCTGAAAAACCTTATATTCGTCATGACTATAAAGTAGTTTTTGCGAATGGAAAGTCTGCCATCTTTGATAACTATGAAGATGTTCAAAGAACTTGGTGGCAAACTCCAAACCAACTTCTAGGACATGTTGAAGTTTTAGATCATAAGGAAACAAAACCAAAACCAAAACCAAAAAGTAAAGGATTTTGAAATGAAAAAGTATAATGAAGAATACTTTTCAGTCTTAAATAAAAAGACTGGGAAAAAACTTTTAGATTGTGGTGAAGAATTTGATGCTCTTGAAATGGTTGCCCTTGATCCACATAACCGAACTTATACTCGTAATAAATTCCTGATGGGCCCTGTTGTGGATGTTGAGATTCCTAAGTCACTTCCAACTAACGAGATTGTTGATTTGGGCGGTAAGTGGGATGATCCAATTTCAGAAGGTATTGATCCTTATAACCTAAGGGGAAGGCATCCAATGCAGCCAGTTAAAAAACAATTAAATAAAAGTGATGCTGAAGTTTTCGTACCCTAATGAAAATTAGATTTTAGCTATATTTTGACCCTAAAAAAATTCCCGGTAAAAAATCACCATATAAGATTTTTTCCTATATAATATCTGGTGTTGCGTTTTTATGCCAAAAAATCAGTTAATGAAAGATGAATTTAAAGTTAGAGTTATGAAGTTGAAACAACAACTCCAATCTGAACAACGGTATCCAGGAGAAAAAGAACTTGCCAATAAGTACTTAGATGAAGTATTATTCATTATTGATCAGTATTCTAGATGACTTATGACCTTGCCTCAACAAGAACATAACTCTCTTCTAGCCACCAGAGAGTTTTTAAAACTTCTTTTAGATGAAGTAAAGTATCCAGATCTTCCTGAAAAAATTAGGTTATCTGCAAAATCTCTTTTGGAATATTATCCACAACGTTCAAAAATAGATCAATTATATTCTGGAAATACATTTTCTGATATTATTCCCTCCAATGAATCTGATATAACAGATGAAGAAAGAGAAAATAATAATAAAATTTTAAATGACAATCAAACTTGGGAAACTCCTGGATTTAAATGGAAAACCGAAGTTGAGTTTGTTTCTGCAGAGTCTTAAGACTTTTCTTGGGGAATTAGTTAAACGGTATAACGGGTGCTTTGCAAGCACTTATTAGGAGTTCGATTCTCCTATTCTCCATTCTTGACAAATAGGCTAAATAACTTATAATTACTAAGTGTTTAGTGATTTAGTATGAACGTTCCGAATACTTCCGAATTGATGCACATGAGGATTCAAGCTTGGATGAGGGAGTATAAATGTGAAGATATTGAATATCTCGGTGTACGAGAAGGTGAGCATTATTATAGAATTGCAGAACACGAAGTACCTGTATCAGCCATAGAAGATTTGGAGCAAGTATCATGACAAAACCCTACATAATATATGACGCAGAACCAAAACAAGATAAATGGAATCGAGGACTAGATTTGTTCATCGAAAGTGTTTATAAACCGGATAGTGAACTTAGACAATCTGCTCATGATCAAAAATGTTTCCATGAATTGATGGATGTCAGAGAAAATGTTTTAGAGTATTTAAAAACAATTCGCTGGCAGTGATATGGAATACTACTATATTTGGTTTTTTTTATTTGTAATAGCTGCATATTTTATTGTCACCGATAGTAGTGTAGCACAGGCATTTTATTATGTTAGTAAACTTTTAAAGTTCCAATATGAAAAAACCAAGTGGTGGTTATTGAATAATCCTCGTAATCCTATAGTAAAATATTTGGTGTGGAGACGAGCGATGAAACTTGCAAAACAATTGGAAAAAGAATTTAGAGAGAAAAATTAAAAATTAATGTCAATTAAACTAATATGCTTTGAACCTTGGCAAGGAAAAGGTATATCCCAATATGATAGTGGATTTGGGGATAGGATTAAATTTTGGGTCTTAGCTTATCACCTTTCGTTAATTATTGAAGATGTTCAAATAATCGTGGAAGAACAATATTGGCCCGAATTATTGTTGATTGATTTGCCCAATACCACACCACAAAATATTTTTTCATTGGGGCTATCTAAAAATCAATTACTTCCACTTACTTGGGAAAAAGTTAGAGATATCATATTAACTGAAGATAATAGTTTGTTAAATTCTTCCGACGATACTTACTATTATTTTAATTTTTCTATACATTATATTGGGGATATTTTTTGTAACCAAAATATTACCAACAATTTTATTATACACAACGGTGTATCTAAAATTAAATTGAAACTACCAATTGTTTCTGATTTTATAGAACAAGAATTTTCTGACTGTTGTTATATACATTTACGGAGAGGTAATGGAACATTCCCTACTTTAAAATTTTTAAATGAAATGGAACGATTCTTATCTAAAGAAACCGTAGATTTTTATTGGAAAACTTTTCATAGGGAAAGGTTAGGAAAATCCATACGTTCAAAAACATATAAGTATTATGATTTTTTAATTGATAAAGATACTGACACTGAAAAAAAATATTTACCTACAAAAAAAGTTGCTTATGATTATACTTGGGTAAATAATTATAAAATCATATCAGATTCAGATTATTTTAATTTAATTCAGACGGTTATTCTTAAAGAAAATCCTGATCAAAAAATTTATATAAGCTCGGACATTCCCAAAAAGTATTACTCATATTATTATGATAATTTTCCAAATAATATAATGGATAAGGAGTTTTATTTTAAAAAATTTTTAAATTTATATAAAAATAAACTTCCCGCAGAAAAATTTAAAAATCAATATTCAATTCCGATTTTTAAAATTTTTGAAAATGTATTTGATTTGATGGTAGGTTGTTATTCGGAAACTGTAGTTAAATCAACTTCCAATTGGAGTAAGATCTCTGCACTCTATAAAAAAAAGAACATTATACATGCGGACAGAATACTTTCAATCAATTCTTTAGGGAATTGGATTTTTATAGATCATGAGATTGACTTTATAGATTAAATTCTTTATAATGGGAAGGATTCTTGAATTTAAAATGAAAGATCTTAGAACTCCAAAGTTTCCTTCTTATAATATTAAAGAAGGTCAGTATGTAAAATTTGTTGGTTGTACAAGAGAACAAGTCAACTGGGGTAATAATACGGATCCAGAAAATCTTCTTGTTCCTGGTGGAATCTATTACGTTGAACAGGTGATTATAAAATCTTCTCATACTAAACTCATCCTCCGTGGTGTTGGGGGTAAGTTCAACAGTGTTTGTTTCGAATCATTAGGTAATGGCTCTTTCTGAGAAAGCTAAGATTTACTACAATGTCTGGTGTTGTGCTTATAGGAGACGATACGAAGCCAAAATAAAAGAAAATTGGGATCTTTATGATGGAGAACATCTCACACTTCTTATGTGTTTCAAAATGAAAGATGCAAAGTGGACAAAGTTTGATAGTGACAAAACTTATTTTCCTGTAGGACAATGATTTCTATTTTTGATCTGTTTCATGATGAACGTCGTTATGGGTGGGTTGTGGATAAACGTTACGACTGGATTAACTTACTTCACAAAATGGAAAAGAATAATCCACGCCGTTTCGAAGAATTTAAGTACTCTAAAGAAACTTTATATCATTACCTAGATAGAATACAGCAAGAACAAAATTTGTACGACTAAATTGATGAATAAGAAAATTATTAAAGTAATTCAAAGAGATAAATCTTTGATGAATTTAACTTGGGTAGTTAATAATATATGTAATAATAAATGTTCATACTGCGTACCAGATTTAAATAGTGGTATGGGACACCACTATACTTGGGAAAACGCACAAAAATTTTTAGAAAAATTATTTGAAAAGTATCCAAAAATTCATTGTTCAGTAAGTGGAGGTGAACCAAGTATTAGTCCTTTTTTGCCAGATTTGGTGAAAATGTTCAATTCTTCGGGCAATACTATAGGTACAACCAGTAATGCATTTAAACCAATAGAATATTGGGAAGACATCTCAAAATATTTGTATTATATTTGTTTTTCGTATCATCCAGAGTTCCCTGTTAAAAACTTTAGAGAAAAAGTAATTGCTGCCAGTTTGAATACTTATGTAACTGTAAGAGTGATGATGCTTCCATCTAAGTGGGAACACTGTGTAGAAGTATTCAATTCTTTAAAAGATATTGATACTCTTCTTATAGAACCTGTTAGAATTTTAGATTGGGGTGGTAAAAATAGAGAAGCCCATGTTTACACCAAAGAACAATTAGATTGGTTTGAACGTGAAGAAATTATGGAAGCACATAATAAAATGATATCCCATTTAATGGAAAGGGGAGAATCAGTGGAACTACAATCCACATTTATACTTGATGATGGATCTATTTTATCTGGTAAAAATGCAAATCCCGTACAATTTATTAATTACGGTATGACCAATTTTGAAGGATATGTTTGTGAAATTGGATTAAAAAGTTTATTTGTACATTATGATGGAAAAATACAATTAGGAAACTGTATGGTTGGTGGGATTATTGGAGAAATTGAAGACTTTGAAAATATTAAGTGGCCAACTTATCCTGTTATCTGCAACAAAACCTTATGTCATTGTGCCACTGACGTTAATATTAGTAAATGGGCAATAAATTATACTGAATACATACAATGAACTTTACTAGAGAACACTGTCAATTGATTTACACAGCAGTTAGAAGTCATCAAGACAAATATTATTATGATCGTCAAACCTGGGCCCAATGCAACGAGGTTCTTGACGAACTCTATAAATTGGTCTATACTCAAAGACAAGAACAACCCACTTAATCATGGTTATTGCAACAACTGAAAAGTTTCCACATTCCGGTTTTCCATTTCGTCTTGATTTGAAAGAAGGAAAAGACAACCGAATTTGTTGGTTTGAATGTAAAGTTCATGTGGATAAATTTATTCAAAAACATAAACTTAAAAAGAAAGATTATACTTTAACTATTTCGAAAGAGGTATAGATGCAAGAATTTGAATGGATTGACGATTGTTTTCGAGTAGAAGAACAGAAGTGGGGAACTTGGAGGTCTTATGACACAGAAGGAAATGGAGTCATTACTTCTCTTCACAGGGAAGAATGTATCGCAGCTACTCGTTGGTATTTAAAAAATAAACAGGAAGGTTTTGTTGAAAATGATGTTAAATATGAGGGGGTTGTAGGAGGAAAACTCTGATGTACGTTCCACAGGTTAACGATTATGTAATCTGGAATGATGGAAAAAGTGTAGAGGGTTGGGTCTATTTTAAAGACGATGAGTATGTAACAATTGAAGTTTGCGTAAGACCTAAAGATTGTATAAATTATGAAGCTTGCAACTTACATCGTAATGAAAGACTTCTTGTATTATGTTATAAAAACCGATGGAAGGAATTAGTGTATGTCAGATCAAGAGAATCAGTATATGAAGAAACAGAAAACTGTATGGCGATGGTGGGCTAAAGCACTTGGAGAAAAAGCATCTAAATGTGACCGAGAATCTGATACTGTTGCTCGCATACGCACCTTTATTTTTATTACTTACTTAGTCACTAACTGTTTTATTGTGGCCGGGGTAATCCGACACTGGAATGATACTTCTCCAGTCATTCATATTGAAATTAAACCGGAAGATGGATCACAACTCCCAGAAGTCTAATAGTACTATACCACTTATAATCGTTTTAGTCATTCTTTTTTTGCTTGACTTATCAATTATAGGTGGTATACTATATAAGGGACATGCAAATTTTATCGAATTATTTAAACATTTAAACCATGGCTAAAAGAACTTACACAATTCAAAAAAAAGATCCAACACACAATCAAGTATGGGAATGGAATGAAACTCCAGAACTTATTCAACTCCTTAAAGAACTACACACAAACAAGCCCACACCCAGCATTGGACCCAACAACTCCCTGGTATGATTGGTTGTGTTATTGCGAAATCTGCGAAAGTTTAGGTCCCCTCCCAGGTCAACCTTCTCTTCGCAGATTTATGTCATATAGGAGATACTTAAAAGAAGTAGGTGTATTATGATTACAACAAATTGGTTCCAGAGAAAATGGGGATTTGAAGATACTGTTTTGATCGATGAGCTTTATTCCCGAATCGTTGATTTGGAACAAAGAGTTAGAGTTCTTGAAGAAGAAAATGTAAGTACTACTAACGAATTGTATCGCATGGAGAATTCTTTGGATGCTCGTATAGATATTATTGCAGAACGTTGTGGAATTAGTTACGATGTATGAACTTGATGACTTTGAAAAAGCCCTCGCTCATTTTGGTACACGGGTGGATATCATTATTGCTCTTGAAATGGGTGGAAAAATTGATGGCATATCTGCCTATAAAGAAATCAAAGCAGAACTTAAAGAACTTAAACGAGCAAAGAAACAATACGGTAAGGATATGTAATAAATGTGGTGAAACCAAACCACTAACTTTAGATTATTATCAACCCGTAAAATCCTTTAAATATAATTTCAGTTATTATTGCAATGACTGCAATAAACCAAAACCTAAAGAATAATATTTTTAAAGACCCCCCTAACACATTGACTTATAAATATTCTAAACGCAGGTAATAGTTTGGTATACTTATGGCTACATTGACATCCAGTGGAATAAGATTTGCAAGTACTCCAGTAGTAGATGAATTAAATTCAAAGAGAGGAATTTTTCCTACTGGCACTGCTTGGGTTTTTTATCAAGGTTCTGCTCCTACTGGGTGGACTAAAGATACAAGTCTAACAATTAATGATAAAGCACTTAGAGTTGTAAGTGGAACTGGTGGTGTTTATGGGGGAACAAATGGTTTTTCTGTAATTATGAATGGATTTAATGTTGGTGGTGGATCACTAACAAGTTCAAATGCTACAGGAGGAACTCAATTATCACTTCCGCAAATTGCTTCTCACGACCATCCGAATAGTGGTACTGGGTTGAATGCAGTTCCAACATTAAACAATCCGGATGGAGCCTTTACTGGATGGAATGGTGGTGATGTAGCTAGAAGTTCTGGTTGGACTCGAACTTCTCCTGGGTTTGGGGATGCTGGAACTGCACCAGTTGGTGATAATCACATACACCCTTTTAGTGGAACTGCACCAGTTCCCACTCAAAACGTATCTATGCAACCTACTTACATGGATGTTATCGTCTGTACTTTCGATGGATAAATACTTTAAATAACATCTGTAGTTTACATCATATAAAATGGCTAAATTAACAGCGTCGGGAATAGTTTTCAGTGATTCTACAATTTTAAATTCGAAATACGGAATTGTTCCACAAAACTCAGTATCAATATTTTATCAAGCCTCTGCTCCTACTGGCTGGACTAAAGATACAACTCATAATGACAAAACACTCAGAGTAGTTAATGGAACCGGAGGAGTTTCTGGAGGAACTCAACCATTTACTACTGTGTTTCCCAACTCTGTTAGAACATTTTCATCTCCAAATATTCCTGTGACAGGAACTGTGGGTAACACTACACTGACAACTGCTCAGTTACCAAGTCACACACACCCTAATGGTGGTTCTGTTGGATTAACTCCAGGTGGAGGTGATGTTGCTTTTGGAGCTGGATGGACTAGAACTTCCCCACTTACTGGTAGTGGACCTGCTCTTGGGGGTGGATCTCATGCACATCCTTGGTCTGGTACAGCCCAATGGTTTCTAGATGTGGATCTTAGAATTCAATATATAGATGTTATTCTTTGTAGTTTTGCTTAATTTGTGGTAGAATATGTAAAAATATTTTTGATTATATGAAAAAAAACGAATCTGGTAATTTTTGTCCTCTTATTAAAAAAGATTGTGTAGAACATAAGTGTTCATGGTATACACATGTAAGAGGTATGAATCCAAATACAGGACAAGATGTAGATCATTGGTCGTGTGCTGTAACTTGGATGCCCATGTTAACAATTGAAAATTCTCAACAACAAAGGCAAACTGGTTCCGCTGTGGAGTCATTTAGAAATGAAGTCGTTAAATCCAATGATGAGAATAGACAACTATATATTGATATGATTCAACAAAATGGTATATTGCCAGTAAATATAACTTCTTTGACTAGTACACATACCTTACCCGAAAATTCAGGAGAATAAATCATGAGATTAACGATCATTCCATCAGACGGTTCCGTTTATATGGATGGATCTGGGTATACCAACATAGATCTAACTTGGATTCCTAAAATTGATGGAAAAAAAGTTCATGCAGTTCAATGGTTCGATGGTGAAGGTGAAATTGAGTTTGTTGGTCCTGATCAAAATTTAAAAATTAATGAATTGG